CACTCAGTCGCGAATTCACGAGCGGGAAATTCAGGAGGGGGGTATAGGCACAAGGGGTATCTCCCTAGGGTGAAATTATGAGTAATGTCGGACGGCCGGCGGTGCCGGGAAATCTGCATCTGCTGCGAGGAAATCCGAGCAAGAAGCCGATGGCGGCTCTACTCGACGAGCAGGTGCGGCCAGCGGTGGCGATTCCGGAATGCCCGAAGCATCTCGACGCAGAGGCGCGAGCGGAGTGGTCACGGATCACGCCGCACCTGGAGAAGCTGGGGTTGATTTCGGAAATTGACATGGCGGCGCTGGCCGGCTATTGCACGGCCTGGTCGGATTACGTGTGGGCGTCGCGGCGGATCGACGAGCTCAATAAGAAAGCGAAGGACAAGACAGGCGAGGCGGGCAGGATCTGGGATACGCCCTCCGGTTACAAGCAGATCTCCGTGCCGATGCAGATCCGCAACCGGGCGCTCGAGCAGATGGCGAAGTTCCTCTCCGAGTTCGGCATGTCGCCGGCGGCGCGGTCGCGGGTGACGGCGAGCGATCCGCAGATGGGTCTGCCAGGCATGGACAAGCCGCAAGAGGGCGGATGGGGCGAATTCAAGTAGACCACGTCGCCGAGGCAATCGAGTATGCGCAGGAGGTCTTGGCCGGGATAGTCCCGGCGTGCAAGTGGGTGAAGGCGGCCTGCCAGCGGCAGCTCGATGATCTCGAGCGCTGGCGCGATGACCCCGACTGGCCGTATGAGTGGCGGCCGGCGCTCGCCGATCGGGTCATCCGGTTTGTCGGGATGTTCCCGCACGTCAAGAGCGGGAAGTCCTGGACTGCGGGGACGCCGATCGAGCTCGTGCCGGCGCAGAAGTTCGGCTATGCCTGCGTGTTCGGATGGGTCAGCAAGGCGGATGGCACGCGACGCTTCCGCACGGTTTATGAAGAGGTGCCGCGCAAGAACGCCAAGACGACACGGCTCGCGCCGATCTGCCTCTACATGCTCACGGCGGACGGGGAGATTGGCGCCGAAGTGTATTCGGCGGCGACCAAGGAAGAGCAGGCCCGGATCGTATTCGAGATCGCGCAGCAGATGGCGCGGCTCGAGCCCGAGTTCCGGGCCCGGTTCGGGGTGGAGGTGTTTCGCAAGGCACTCGTCGTACGGGGGACGGCATCCTCATTCAAGCCGCTGGCAGCGGATGCGGACAGCATGGACGGGCTCAACGTCAGCTTCGCGGGGGTTGATGAGCTCCACGCGCACAAGACGCGCGCAGTTTATGACGTGCTCGATTCCGGGCGCGGCTCGCGCGCGCAGTCGCTTTTGTGGTCGATCACGACGGCCGGATCGAACCGGGCCGGCGTCTGTTTCGACGTCAGAAGCTACCTGACGAAAATTCTCAACAGCGTATTGAAGCGGCACGAAGGGCTTGGCTACCCGGTCAAGGGCGAGACGACCGAGGACGAAACGTTCTGGGGGATCATCTACACGATCGACGAGGGCGACGACCCGTTCGACGAGGAGGTCTGGCGCAAGGCCAATCCGCTTTATGGGATCTCGGTCGATCCCGAGGACATGCGCCGGATGGCAGGCGTCGCGCAAATCCAGGCGCAGGCGCTGAATGAGTTCCTGACCAAACGGCTGAATATCTGGGTCAACGCGGACTCGGCCTGGATGAACATGCTCCAGTGGGACGCGTGCGCGGACCGCAATCTCAAAATCGAGGCCTTCGCCGGCGAGGAATGTGTCGTCGCGCTCGATGCCGCGTTCAAGAAGGACCTCTTCGCGAAGGTCAAGGTCTTTCGCAGGATGCTCGACGGCGTCGCGCACTACTACATTTTCGGGCGCTACTACACGCACGAGGAACTCGTTCAGATGAAGGGCAACGAACACCTGCAGGGCTGGGTGCGTGAGGGATGGATCCGCATCAACCCGGGCAACGTCCTCGACATCGCGAGCGTGCGCGAGGAGTTGATCGGTCGCAAGGGGACGGATGGCAAGGTGGACAAGCCCGGCGACCTGCAGCAGCACCATCTGCTGGAAGTCGCCTACGATCCCGCGCAGCTCACGCAGTTCTCGACCGAGATGATGGCGGAGGGCGTGCCGATGGTGGAGATCCGCCCGACCGTCCTCAATTTCTCGCCGGCGATGAAGGAAGTCGAGGAGCTGGTCGTGTCCAAACGCCTGCACCACAGCGGCGACCCGGTGCTCACGTGGGCGATCGCGAACGTCGTTTGCCATCGCGATGCGAAGGACAACATCTACCCGCGGAAGGACGACGCGGCGAAAAAGATCGACCCGGCAATCGCGCTCTTCATGGCGATGGCGCGTTTAATGGCTGCTGGCGCCCCGAAGGAATATACCCTCATAGTGCTTTAGGAGATTCGGATGAACCGCGCGTATTCGATCCTGGAAGTGAAACAGCTCGATGACGATCAGCGGGTGATTGAGGGGCTGGCGACGTCGCCGACGCCAGACCGCGTCGGCGACATCGTCGAGCCGGATGGCGCGGAATTCAGCCTGCCGCTGCCCCTCCTGTGGCAGCATGATTCGCGCCAGCCGATCGGGCATGTGACCCGCGCGAAGGTGAGCAAGGACGGCATCAGCATCACGGCACGTTTCGTCAAGATCGCTGAAGCGGGCCGATTGAAAGACCGTCTCGATGAGGCATGGCAATCGATCAAGAGCGGCCTGGTGAAAGGCCTCTCGATCGGCTTCCGCCCGACGAAAGATCCCGAGCCGCTGGATCCCAAGGATCCGTGGTTCGGAGGTCTACGCTTCACCGATTGGGAATGGCTCGAACTTTCGGCCGTGACCATTCCGGCGAATGCGGAAGCAACGATTCAAACCATCAAGAGCCTGGACCGGGCGAGCCTGAGCGCGGCGCTTCGCGCTAAGACGGCGGACGCGGGTGGCTCTCCTCCCACGCCGGGCGCTGCCGGCAAAACCGTGTACTTGAGGAACAAGGCTATGCCAACCATCAGAGAAAGCATTGCCGCGTATGAGGCCAAGCGGGCCGCTACGCTGGCCGCGGCGAACAAGGTCGCCGAGGCGTCGATCGCCAAGGGCGAATCGATGAACGAGGAAGATCAGAAGGAGTTCGACGGCTACCAGTCCGAGATCGAGGTCATCGACGGGCAGATTGTCCGACTGAAGAACCTCGAGAGGCTGAATGCGGAGAAGGCAGTGGCCGTGCCGGCCAACGCGGGCACCGACGCTGAGGCAGCCGCAAAAGCAAGGGCGCCGGCGTTGTCCGGCGTGCGGGTGACGACGAAGCTTGAGCCGGGCATCCGGTTCGCGCGCATGGCGATGTGCGTCGTGCGGGCGCACATGGAGAAGAAGGGTTACACGCCCGAGGAATACTACCGCATGAATCAGCGGTGGATGGACACAGCGCCCGATGTCGCGATTGCGCTGAAGGCGAACGAGATCAACGCAGCCGACACGACCACTTCCGGCTGGGCCTCCCAGATCGCCTATGCGCAGGACATCGCCTCCGAGTTCATCGCGTATCTGCGCCCGATGACCATCATCGGCAGGATTCCGGGGTGGCGCCGCGTTCCGTTCAATATCCGCGTCGGTAGCATGACCACGGGCCTGACCGGGTACTGGGTGGGGCAAGGCCAGGGGATCCCGATGTCGCAGGGAGTTGTCGGCTCCGCGACGCTTGGCATCACAAAGGTCGCGGGCGTGACGGCGATCGACAAGGAACTCGCGCGGGTATCGAACCCCGATGCAGAGGCGCTGGTCCGGGGAGATTTGGCGAGAGCGTGCATCCAGGTCGCCGATCTCTCACTCATCGACCCCAACCAGGGCGGCGTCGCCAACGTCCAGCCGGCATCGCTCACCTACGGAGTGACTCCCGTCACGCCGACCGGGACGAACTACGCGGCGTTCGTTGCGGACTGGAAGTCCCTCACCTCGACCGCTCTGGCGGCGAATCTGTCCATGGCGGGGGCGGTGCTGGTGATGTCTGAGGTTACCGCACAGGCGCTCTCGATGATGGTCACCTCGCTCGGCAACCCGCAATTCCCTGGGTTGACGATGACGGGTGGGATGATTCAGGGACTCCCGGTGATCACTTCCAGCCAGGCGACGATTGCCGGCTCGCCGCAGTTCGCCAATATCATCGTCCTGATTTTCCCGGGCGAGGTGCTCATGGCGGACGATGGCACGGTGACGGTCGAGGCAAGCGATCAAGTCTCCCTCGAGATGAAGGACGCCACCGGCAGCACGATCCAGTCCACCGCAACGTCGGCCGGCGCCTCCATGGTCTCGATGTGGCAGACCGAGAGTATCGCCGTCAAGGCCGTCCGGTATCTCAACTGGACCAAGGCGCGCACGCAAGCCTGCGCCTTCATTGAAGCCGCGGCGTACGCGTAACAACCCTCCCCTGTTGCATCCGGCCCTCTCGGGGGCCGGGTGCTTTTTCCAGCGCGCTTTAGAGAGGAGAACGCGGTGCGAAAGATGATTGCAGACCGGGAATTCACCTACCGCTCGGTCGAGTTGAAGGCGGGCGAAAGGTTCGACTGCGACGACGAGCATGTCTCGGTTTTCGAGGTGATCGGGTTTGCTCACGTTCCGAGGTCGCAGGCCTATTCCACCCGAGTGATGGAAGCGGACACCACCTCACGCCGTCGCCGGAAGGCCGAGACCGCTTGAAGATCCTCGGCTGGCACGTTCCGTTCACGAAGCAAAGCGACACGAATCTCGTGACGCCCTTGCGCCCGCCGTTCGGTCTCTCGACGAGCTTCGGGCTCATTACGGAAGCCTTCGGGGGGATGTGGCAGCGCCATCTTCACCTGGACAACACGCAGTCGCAGCTCGCGTTCTCTGCGGTCTACGCGTGTATTGGGCTCATCTCCGGCGATATCGGCAAGATCCGCCTGCTGCTGCAACGCCGCAGCGAGGGCGACATATGGGACGAAGCCGAATCGGGAGCGTTTTCGCCCGTCATCCGGAAGCCCAACCGCTACCAGACGCGGATGCAGTTCATCGAGCAGTGGCTGCTCTCGAAGCTTATCTGGGGGAACACCTACGTGCTCAAGGAGCGCGACCAGCGGGGCGTGGTAACGGCGATGTACGTGCTCGATTCCCAGCGCACGAAGCCGCTGATTGCCCCGGACGGGGCCATTTATTACCAGGTGCAGGAGGACTGGCTCGCCGGCGTCGACTTGGAGATCCCGGCGCTGCCGGCGTCTGAAATCATCCACGATCGGTCCAGGCCGCTCTTCCACCCGCTATGCGGCGTGCCGCCGCTTTGGGCGTGTGCGCTCTCGACGACGCAGGGGCGCCGCATTCAGACCATGAGCTCGCGTTTCTTCGAGAACATGTCGCGCCCGTCCGGTCAGTTGACCGCGCCCGGCACCATTTCGAACGAAACAGCCGAGCGGCTCAAGGATAAATTCGAGTCCACCTTCTCCGGAACCAATATCGGGCGGTTGCTCGTTTCAGGCGACGGGCTCAAGTTCGAGCCGATCAACGTGCCGGCCGACCAGGCGCAGTTGATCGAGCAGCTTGGCTGGTCCGTGGAGGACGTCTGTCGGGCCTACGGCGTGCCGCTCTACAAGGTTGCCGCACAGAAGGACGTCAAGGTCGATCCCGCGATGAAGCAGGAGTACTACGACACGACGCTCTTCCCCTACATCGAGGCGATCGAGCTGCTGCTCGACGATGGACTTGCACTGCCCTCCGATATTGCCGTCAAGTTCGATATCGAGGAGCTTCTGCGCATGGATCCGAAAACGCGCTTCGAGCGCTACGAGGTCGGCGTGCGCTCCGCGGTGCTCGCACCCAATGAAGCGCGGGCGAGCGAGAATCTGAAGCCCGCGAAGGGTGGCGACACGCCGTTCCTGCAGCAACAGAACTGGCCCATTGCCGATCTCGCTGAATTTCACAAGCGGGAGATCGACGTGAAGATCAACCCGCCGGCAGCGCCTGTGGCGGTAACTGAAGAGGAGGACGAGGAGGACATTCCGACTGAAGAGGAGGCTTTCAACCTTTTCGTGCAACGCGCCGACGTTGCGCGCGAGAAGGCTAAATGTCAAAACTGACGCAGAAGCAGGAACGTCTCGCACAGGCGATCGGGCTGCTCACGCACCGCGCGGTCGAAGAGAAATGGCAGCCGCTGCTCGAACGTATCGCCGAGTGCGAGCGGAAAGCGGTCCCGGGCCCGCGTGGAGAAAAGGGCGAGGACGGCAAGAGCGTCGATACCGAATACCTGTGGGGACAGATGGTCAATTTCATCACGAGTGAAATTGACCACAAGACGCAACCGCTGCTCGAACGTATCGCCGAGTGCGAGCGGAAAGCGGTCCCGGGCCCGCGCGGCGATCGCGGCGAAAAGGGCGATCGTGGCGAGGACGGCAAGAGTGTCGATACCATCGCGCTCCATGGTCTCATCAGCGAGCTCGTGTCCAAGGCATTCTCGAGCCTTCCTGTGCCCAAGGACGGGCGCGACGGCCGCGATGGCGCCGCCGGCCGCGATGCGCTGGAGCTCGAGGTGGTCGATCTCGACCCGCGCAAGAGCTACCCGCGCGGTACCTGGGCGAGCTTCCGCGGCGGCACGTTCCACGCCACGCGGCAGTCTGACGCTTTCGAGGAGCCGATCGAGCAGGACACGCTGTCGCGAGCGGGCTGGCGCTGCATGCTTGACGGCATCCACGAAGAGCGCGAGGAATTCAGCGACGAGGATCGCGAGATCACCAAGACGACGATCTGGTCCAGCGGCAAGCAGACCGTCGCGACGCGCACCGGGCGCGGAACCATCTGGCGCGGCATCTATAAGCTCGACGTGGAATACCGGCGCGGCGATTGGGTCACGTACGGCGGCTCGGGGTGGTACTGCCGTGCCGAGAAGAGCCAGGGCACCGTTCCTGGCGGCGGCTCCGAGGATTGGGTGCTCTGCGTCAAGAAGGGCGACCCGGGCAAATCGGCGAGATCCGATCCGCCAGATGGTCCTAAGGTCGTCAAGTTCAGATGATCGTCAGGCAGCTCACTGTGCCGGCCTGGGAAGCCGCGACACTCGACGAGGCGAAGCTGTGGTGCCGGGTCGACGATGACGACACCACGCAGGACGCGATGTTGTTGATGTTGATTGCCGCGGCCCGAGAGAAAGTCGAGGACATCACCGGGCTCGCGCTGGTGGAGCGCACGTTCGAGGTTCAGCTAGACGAGTTTCCGAAAGGGGACGCGCCCATACTGCTGCCCTATCCACCGCTGCAATCGGTGGACTATCTGCGCTACGCCACCGCGGACGGGGACGAGGAGATCGACGTGGGCAGCCCGACGTCGATCATCGTGGATTCCGCCAGCAAGCCCGCCCGCGTAAGTCCGCTCTACGCGGAGAGCTGGCCCGCGGCGCAAAAGCAACCGGGCTCCGTCCGGCTGGGCTACACGGCCGGCTACACGCATTCGAACGCGATCCCCCGGCGCGCGCGGCTGTGGATCCAGCAGCGGGTGTCGACCTGGTTCGACAACCGCGAGCACCTGGTAGGGGGGAACATGAAGGATCTTCCGCGCGACTTCGTCGACGGGCTGCTCGACGATCTTCGCTACCGGGAATTCTTCGCGTGACAGGTGAGCCGCTCCTCGTCCGCGAGGGTGAGATGAGCCGGGTCAACCGGCTATGGGATGGCAGGACGGCGGTCTGCATCGCCACGGGGCCGTCGCTGACGCGCGAGCAGATTGAGCGGGTTAGAGCTTCGGGCGCCGCAACGATCGCGGTGAATGACGCCTACCTTCTGGCCGATTTCGCGGATGTCTGCTATTTCGCCGACGAGAAGTGGTATCGCTGGCAGATGGAGGGCAAAGACAAGCCAGTCTTGGGACTTTCCGCGTCTGACGTTCAGGACCGCTGGCGGGGGTTTCGTGGCCAGAAGGTTTCGATCCGGATCGACGGGAAAGCGAGGCTCGTCGGTCCGGAGGTTCACCTGCTATGGAAAAGCAAGGCGATGGGACCGCTCTCACTGTCACCGACCGAGCTCTACACCGGGGCGCACAGCGGCTACCAGGCAGTCAATCTGGCGGTGCTGTCCGGGGCGAACCGGATCATCCTGCTGGGTTACGACTTCCGGGAGGACGGCGGCCGGCATCATTTTTTCGGAGGCCATCCGGACAGGTCTAAGGTCGACTACGGAAACCGGCGTCAGTACGTGTTTCTCGCTGGCGCGTTACGGCCGCTGGGCATAGAAGTCCTCAATGCGACCCCTGAGAGCGCGATAGGATGTTTCAGACGAGTGACGCTCGATGAAAGCCTATTGCCTGATCCGCCAGCAGCCGTGGTACCGGCGTGAGGCGTTCGTCCGCGGTCTGGAGGCGGACGGGAACATCGTCAATGCAGGGCGTCCGGCCCGTGTCGACGCGCAGACGTTGGTGCTCATGTGGAACCGCTACGGCGAACTGCACGATCTCGCCTGCCGCGTCGAGAAGGCGGGCGGCACCGTTCTCGTCGCGGAGAACGGCTACCTTGGCCGCGGCGGCTCCGTGCCCAAGTGGGATGTGCATCCGCGTGGTCCGCGGCCGGATGGCTATTACGCGTTGGCGATCGGAGGGCACAACGGCAGTGGCACGTGGAAGAGCGGCGGACCGGAACGCTGGGAGCGGCTGGGCATCGAGCTTAAGCCGTGGCGAACGGAGGGCGGCCACGTCCTCATCTGCCCGAGCCGCAGTTTCGGCCGGCCCGACACGACGATGCCGGCGACGTGGGTGGAGCGCATCGCGGCGGAACTGCGGAAGTACACGAAGCGCGAGATCCGCATACGGAAACATCCGGGGAACAATGCGCCGGAGCGCCCGCTCGCGGAGGACCTTAAAGATGCCTGGGCGGTCGTGATCTGGGCGAGTTCGGCGGGGGTGCATGCGTTGATTGCCGGCATCCCGGTCGTCTGCATGGCACCGTGGTGGATCTGCAAGAACGCGGCGATCGACGACATTCATCAGGTTGATGCGTTCGATTTGTCCCAACCTTGGGAACGCATGGGCGCGGATGGGACACGACTCGAGGCAATGCAACGCCTCGCCTGGGCGCAGTGGACCATCGAGGAGATCGCCGGCGGTGAGCCCTTCCGTTACCTGCTATCCGATACCCGCCAAGCCGAAGGCGCTGCGGCTGTGTGAGGCGTTCGCCGCGGGGGTGCGGGCGTGCGGCGGGCGGGCACAGGTATGCACGGAGCCGCCGGCGGAGCTCCTGCCCGGGGCGGCGGTGTTCTACGGCGTGCGGCCGGCGGTGGCGCACCTGTGGCGCCAGGCGAAGCAGCAAGGGCGGGACTGGTATTACATCGACAACGCTTACCTCGATGCGCACCGGGAGAGGTGCTTCCGGGTAACCAAGAACGCGGTCCAGGTGCAGGGGCCGTTCGTGCTGCCGGTCGATCATGAGTGGTTGTCGGGCACCATCAAAGTCGCGCCCTGGCGCAAGAGGGGCGATCACATCGTCGTCTGCCCACAATCCGAGGAGTACATGCGGGTTGTGGCCGAGTGGCCCGGGGACTGGCTCGCGGTGGTGACGCAGGAGTTGCGGCGGCTGACCGCCCGGCCGCTGCGGATCCGGAAGAAGGGCGAGACGCGGCCGCTCGCGGAGGACCTGAAAGATGCCTGGGCGCTGGTAACGCACACCAGCGCGGCGGCGATAGAGGCCGCGATCGCGGGCGTGCCGGTGTTCGTGACCGGACCGTGCGCTGCCGCGTGCATCTCGATGAATCAGGGCCTCTGCAGCTTCAAGCGCATCGAGGAGCGGCCGGCCGGTCCCGATATCCGGGCGACGTGGCTGGAAGGCCTCGTGCGCCTGCAATGGTCGGTCGACGAAATCCGCGCCGGCGCGGCGTGGCGGGCATGGAACGAGACAACCGAGGAGGCTGCGGCATGAGCACGAAAGCGGTGGTGTATCCGGACTCGAACCGGATCGGGAAGTTCAACATCCTGCACGAGGTCCTGCAGAACGGGCGCGAGCGGGCGATGCTGCAGGCGCTGTTCGGGCTGTGCGTGGTGCTGGAGGCCTACGAGAACGAATCGGGCCGGGGCAAGACGTTCGTGGTCGCGAGCGATCTCTTCGAGCCGCTGCGCGAGGGCGAGGAAGTGCCCGAATACCGCATCGAGATGGCGCACCAGCGCGCATTCGAGCGCGAGGATCTCGAGCAGCGGCGCGTGAACAGCGGCGAATTCGGTTTCGTCGCTATCCGCAAAATCATCATGCGGGTACCGCCGGTATCCGTGCGCCTCGATCCACAGTTACTTCACTGACGGAGGCCAACATGGCCGAGCAACAACTGCCTGCGCTCTTCAAGGGCGCGACGCACCGCCACCTGGGGACCGGCGAGCCGGTCAAGGCAGTGCAATGGAAAAAGGACGGCGATCATCCCAAGGTCGAGCGCTATCCGATCGAGAAACGCAGCTACAAAGGGCTCCTCATCGCCGGCGAGAAGGATAGCTACGCCCTCCGCTTCGGCGACTGGGTGGTCGAAACGGAAAGCGGCAAGCTCCGGGTCGTCAATGCCGGCCGCTTCGAATCGCAGTATAAGCCTGTGGGGGCCTGACATGAAAAGACTCGGATTGCTGCTTGCGCTGCTCGTCGCCGTCTATTGGGAGCGTTTCCTCGCCTTCGGCGTGACGCATCTCATGTACTACTCGGCACTCCTCGGACAGTGGAACGGTCTCGCCAACGCCGTGTTCGATCTCGATACCGACGAGATGTGGGTGAGCGCGCACACGAACACCTACACCCCGAACCAGGACACGCACGACTTTTATAACGATGTGACCAATGAGGTAACCGGAAACAACTACGTCGCCGGCGGCGCGCTCCTGACGAGCGTGACCGTCAGCCGGTCGACGAACACGGTCACTTTCGATGCGGCGGACGTCGTCTGGAGCCAGGATGCAGGCGGATTTTCCACCGCGCGCAAGTTCGTGATTTATCGAAAAGGACCGGGCTCCCCGATCGAGAGCTCGGTCTCCAGGCTGTTCAGCGTAGTGACCGCGGACGCGGATGTCGGCAACGTGACCGGTGATCTGACGCTCGCCTGGAACGCCAGCGGAATCGCGACCTGGTCGACGACCTGATCGCAGCGTTAAGGCGTTCACGCGCGCAGGACACGAGAGTCCCGCTGGAGCGCGATCGGGCAATTGCACGATGCGAACTACGGGCCGGATCACACGCGGGGATAAGTCATGCCGCTTCAGGACTGGAACGACAAGGCTGGTGACCTGATGCTCACCTGGATGCCTGATTTATGAGCTTTACTGTCACGGTTGGTCACGCCCAGAAAGATGGCCGCAAGTACGTGCTTGAGGTCCATTCAGACGCTCAGGGTGAGTTCACGCGCGTCGAGTACCTCGCCGAACCGGACGCGGATTTCAACGCGATAGCGCTTGCGCGCGAGCCGGTGCTGCTGGAATCGATGGCTCAATCTGATCTCGATCAGGCGATTGCCGATGAGGTAATGCCACGGTTGCGCTTTTTCGACGTGAACGGATTGGTCGCGCGGATACGTGAATTATTCAGAAATAATGAGCGCGAGCGGTTGTGCGAGATTGCCCACTGGATTCTTGAGCGCATCAATGCCGGAGACTTGACTGATCTCCAGGTGCGCGAGGCTTTCGGGCTTACTCCCGGTCAGTACAATGCGTTGAAGAGCCGGATCAGTGCCTTGGCGGCGGCGCTCGATACTGTGCGCGGGGCTAAAGGTGAATAGTGGCTGACAGATACGTTGATTCGAATGCCGCTGGCGCCGCCGACGGCACAACCTGGGCGGATGCCTTCACGACGCTTGCGGCTGCAGCTGCGGTTGATGTTGCGGGCGATAACATCTGGGTGGCGAGCGATCACTCGGAGAGCACGGCTGGGAACGTGCTGCTCTCATGGGCCGGTACTGCTGCTTCACCGACTCGGATTATCAGCGCAGATAAGACGAGCGGTGCGCCGCCAGCCACCATGCAAGCTGGGGCGTCTGTGGCGGCCACAGGCGCTAACAATATCACGGTTTTCAATAGCGGGTTCGGCTATGCCTTCGGCATTACATTCGGTGCCGGTAACGGCGGAACCACTGGATTTGTGTCTGTCAATGGATCAACAGGAGATGTGGTCTGCGAGCAATGTAGTTTTAAGTTAGTGGGGTCTGGGGCAACGGCCCGTATCAATTTGTCGAACAATCCCGGCGGAAAATCCAAGCTCGTAGACTGCACATTCAAGTTCGCCAGCACGTCCCAAGCAATAAGAAGCGGAACGCTGACCGGAACGAGCGCACAGGTTACTGGTGGGAGCATTCTTTCAGGCGGCTCCGCAATCGCGCAACTGCTAAATCCATCTGACGGGCAGACATTTCTCTTCGATGGCTTCGATCTATCGAACGCAGCGGCAACCGCAGACATTGTATCCGGCACATCCGAGAACGTCTTTGTAACGCTAAGAAACTGCAAACTTCCAGCGTCATGGTCTGGCAACCTGTGCAGCGCAGTCATCGGGGTTGGCAGCATTATCAATCTGCATGGCACGGATTCGACGGACACGAATTACAGACTCGCGAAAGGGACGATATATGGCAATGTAGTCCACGAAACGACGCTCGTGCGCTCCGATGGCGCATCAGACGGAACTACGTCTTTATCTTGGAATATGACGAGTACAGCGGATGCGGAATGGAACCACCAGACGCTCGATTCTCCCGAGATCGTCCGTTGGAACGAGACCGTCGGCTCTGCGATCACTGCGACCATAGAGATCTTGCACGACTCAGCGACCAACATTCAGGATGATGAAATCTGGATGGAAATGCAATATCTGGGGACGAGCGGGGTACCGTTGAGCCTGTTCGTGGATGATGCTGCGGCCGACTATCTCGCGACGCCCGCCGATCAAGCGGATTCGAGCGCGAGTTGGACGACAACCGGAATGACCAATCCCAACACGCAGAAGCTCAGCGTCACCTTTACTCCACAGGAGAAGGGCTTCATCCATGCGGTGGTGAAGCTGGCGAAGGCGTCCTATACGGTTTACGTTGATCCGAAGATCACGGTGAGTTGATGGCCGACCGGCAGGCACAGATACCGGGCGGAGCGTACTTCAACGATGTAGAGGAAGCCTCGCTCTCTCAACGCCAGATACCGGGGTTTCAGTATGTCAATGAAACCCAGGAGGCGGCGGGGGGCGAGACCGTCGCGCCAGGAGTTGTCAGTCACACCTATACCGCTCAGGCGCCGAAAGTGAGCGCGGCGGTTGCGCCGGGAGAGGTCACTCATAGCTACACCGCGCAGACGCCGAAGGTGAGCGCAGCGGTCGCACCGGGCGAGGTGACGCACAGCTACACCGCCCAGGCACCGCAGGTGCGGGCGGCTGTCATGCCGAGCGAGGTGATGCACGCCTACAGCGCCGAGACGCCGGCAGTGACGGCCGGTGCGTCGGTGCAGCCGGGCGCCGTGGTGCACACGTACACCGCGCTTGCCCCGAAGGCCTCGGCGAGTATCGCGCCGGGCCAGGTCACGCACACGTACACCGCGGAGGCCCCGAAGGTAAGCGCAGCGGTTGCGGCGGGCGAACTGACGCACAGCTACACCGCGCAGGCGCCGAAGGTGAGCGCAGCCGTTGCGCCTGCCGAAGTCACGCACAGCTACACCGCCCAGGCGCCGCAGGCGCGGGCCGCCGTGATGCCGGGCGAAGTGACGCAAGCCTATAGCGCCGAGACGCCGGCGGTGACGGCCGGCGCGTCGGTGCAGCCGGGCGCTGTGGTGCACACGTATACCGCGCTCACCCCGAAGGCCTCGGCGAGTGTGGCGCCGGACGAGGCAGCGCACAGCTACAGCGCCGAGACGCCCGCGGTGGGCGCGGGCGCGTCGGTCGCGCCGCCGGAAGCGATGCATGTCTACAGCGCGGGCGCGCCGCAGCTCCAGGCGAGCGTCATGCCGGAGGAGGCGACACACGCATACGATGCGCTGGCCCCGCGCACGAACCTGGATGTCCAAGTTTCGGAAGTCGAGCATGCTTACATGGCGGGCGCGCCGCAACTCCAGGCGAGCGTTATGCCGCAGGAGGCGACGCACGCATACGACGCGCTGGCCCCGCGCACGAACCTGGACGTCCAAGTCGCGGAAGTCGAGCACAGCTACACGGCCGTCGTCCCGGCGATCCCGCTCCGGGTGGCGGCGCCCGCGGTGACGCACATCTATAGCGGGTTGGCGCCGGATTTTGCCGGGCCGGTATCGCCCGGCGTCATCACCTCGAGCAATCGGACGCGCGGTACCGTGACGGCATCAGACACGGCGCGGTCGACGACGAGCAGCGCCGCGCGCCTTGGAAGCATTACGAAGTCTGACGGACCCACCTGACAAAGGCAGAAGTCAGGAGTCAGAAGGCAGAAAACGACGTGGGGATCAACGTTCATCACAAGGGCGATCTCGTCCGGGTATCCGGGGTGTTCAAGGATATCAACGGCACCGAAGTCGACCCGACGACGATCACGCTCAAGGTGCTCGATCCGTCCGGCAACGAGACGAGCTACGGCTACGGCGAATCGCCCGAGACCGTCGAGCGCGACTCGACGGGGAATTTTCACGTCGACGTCGAGGCCGACGAGGCGGGGGACTGGTTCTACTGGTGGGAATCCACCGGGGCCGGCCAGGGCGCCGAGCCCGGGCAGTGGGTGGTCGAGCCGACGGCATTCTGATGCGGCGTGGGTGGTTCATCATCCCCGGCGTGCAGACGGGCGATCGCACGATCGAGGAGCAGATGACTGGCGTCACGCCGGCGCTGGCGGAGGCCTCGGGCAAGACGGTGCTGGATCTGGGGTGCGCCGAGGGCCTGGTCGGGCGGGAATTCGCGCTGGCGGCCGCCAAGTCGGTGCATGGGGTGGACAGCATCGAAGATCACCTCGCCTGCGCGCGCAAGCAGTGCCGCGGCTTGCCGATGACATTCGAGCACGCGAACCTGAACGAATGGATACCGCCGCAGCTCGAGAACGGAACGATCCAGCGCTACGACATCGTGCTCTCGCTTGGGGTCGCCCACAAAATGATGTTCCCGGAGCTCGGTGTGAGGTTCTCCGCGCGTGCCTGCGACGACCTGTGCCTGATCCGTGTATCAGCCTATGAGGAAGCGCGTGACGGGCTGATTCGCAGCAAGCATTTCCGGACGAACACCTGCAGCGTGTTCGAAGTGATGCCTGAGGAAGGGTTCGAGCTGCAGACGATACTGCCGGGGCCGCGCGACGAAACGGTCCATTACTGGCGGCGGAAACGGTGATTTTTCTGCCGTCGCGCGGGCGGCGAGCGCTGCTCGAGGAGTTTTTACGGGATTGCCGGCCAGTGCTTCCGGGGCGCGTTCTGATCGATGAGGACGATCGGGGCACTTATGCGGGAATGCAGCTGCCTCGGAACTGGGACTGGATGATCGGGGAACGCGCCGGCCTCGTCGAGATCCAGAACAGGGCCTGGCGCTCATTCCCCGACGAACCGTGGTATGCCGTCTGCGGCGACGATCTGCGATTCACGCCCCCGGGATGGGATTCGATTTTGTCAACGGCGGCTGGGCGGCATCATGTCGCATGGGCCGATGATGGCGTCAAGCGAGACCGGCTGTGCACCGCCTACTTTGTCGGCGGGGATCTCGTGCGCGCGATGGGCTGGTTGGCGCATCCCGCATTCGGACATCTGTATGCGGACACTGTGTGGTGGGAGATCGCGACCCGTGGAGGCCTCGCCCGGTATCAGCCCCAAGTCAAAATGCGCCACATTCGGTTGCCAGACCGGACATTTGCAGAGCGCAGAATCGCGGGGGATCGAGAGCGATTCATCGAGTTGCGGAGTTCTTCGCTGCCCGCTCTTATCGAAAAGGCGCGCGTGCTGTGCTGACGGTGGTCTGCGTCGAGACGGGGAATTATCTCTGTCGCGGCGCGGAATATGTCGAGAAATTAGCGGTGATGGTTGGGCGGCATCTGACGGCACCGTATCGGTTTGAGTGCTTGCGGCCGGACACCGGCCTCGAAGGATGGTGGAACAAGGTCGAGCTCTTCCGGCCCCGGCGATTCTGTGGGCGAGTGCTCTATCTCGACCTCGATACGGTGATCGTCGGGCCGATCGACGAACTCGTCGAGCATAAGGGTTGTCTGCATCTGGATCGCTGGGGCTGGACAGAGAAGGTTTACGGCTCCGGCGTCATGGTGTGGGACGCCGGCGAGCACGCGGAAGTGTTCGAGCGCTTTACGCCGGAGGTGCCGAAACGCTATCGCGGGGACCAGGACTGGATGACGTCTCTCGGCGGCTGGGACGCACTGCCGGACGGAATCTGCGTCTCGTATCGCTATCACAGCATCGGCGGGCCGCCGAAGGGGGCATCCGTGGTGTGCTTCCACGGAATACCGAAGCCGCATGAGTTCACCTCGGGATGGGTCGCGGAGGCGTGGCGTTGAATGGGCTGGGGCGACGAGCTGATGGTTACCGGCCAGGTGCGGGTGATGCAGGAGTCAGATCCGCGCAAGGTGCGGATCATCTATGAACGCTCTCGCTGGCATGAGGCCTGGAACGGAAATCCCCGGATCGCGCGGCCGGAGGAGAAGGGGGATTTTCAGGAGTTGAGGCCGCGGACGGATTGGCTGCGGCCGTACTGCCAGGAAAAACGGCCCGACCGCTGGATCTGGAAACCCTACCAGCCGCCCGTCGGGGAGCTTTATTTGAGCGAGGAGGAAATGGCATTCGGTGAGCGCCACGCCGGGAGAATCATCCTCGAGCCGCATCTCAAACCCGGCGCGAGCCCGAACAAGCAATTGGGCTGGGTGCGATGGAACAAGCTCGCCTGGCTGATCCGCGAGCATCTCGGTCTGTCGGTCACGCAGATCGGATCGGGGAGCGTGCCGGTGCTCGATGGCGCGGAACACATCGGCACGAAAACGATGCGGCACGCGGCGGCGGTCATCGCCCGGGCTCGTGCGGTCGTGGTTCCAGAGGGTGGCCTGCACCACGTCGCCGCTGCGGTTGAGGCGCCGGCGGTGGTGATCTACGGCGGCTACATCTCGCCGGCGGTGACGGGATACCGGGGGCAGCGGCCGTTCTTTATCGGAGGTGAGCGCTATCCACTCGGCTGCGGGATGCGCGTGCCGTGCGAGCACTGCAAGGCGGCGATGGCGTCGATCGTGCCGGAGGCCGTTTTTGAACAACTGACGGAGATCCTGAATGTTCGAACATCAAGCGATCTGGTTGCCTGACGGCGAGAAGCACTTTCCGGAGTGGATGGATCGCAACGGGGAGATGGTCGACGGCAAGGGCACGTACCAGATCAAGAAGTGGCGCGCCTGCATCCCGCATATCAAGCAGTGGCGCGTCGCAGTAGACGTCGGCGCGCACGTCGGATTGTGGTCGATGCAGATGACGAAACGATTCGAGAACGTGTTCGCCTTCGAGCCGGTCAACGCGTTTCGCGAGTGTTTCTACAAGAACGCCTGGATGCGCGGGGTGAAGCTCTTCCCGTACGCCCTTGGCGCCGCTCCCGGCCGCGTGGCCATGAAGACGCCGCCGCTCGAGGGGGGACTGGACACCGGCGGAACGCACGTCTGCGGCGACGGAGACATCGAGATGCGCACGCTCGACTCGTTCAACTTGCAGCACGTCGACTTTGTGAAGATCGATTGCGAGGGCTATGAGCTTCAGGTCGTAGAAGGAGCGGTCGAGACGCTGAAGCGCTGGAAGCCGTGTGTGATCGTTGAGCAGAAGGCGCACAAGCTGGCGGTGAATTTCGGGATCAAGGGCACGCCAGCCGCCGATTTCGTGATGGGGCTCGGCGCGTCGCTGCGCCACGTATTGAGCGGCGACTACATCCTGTCGTGGGACTAGACATGCGGGCGCTCTATTCCCTGAGCCGTTCTATCGCGAGCTTCGACTTTTACAGTTGGCTGGTGATGGCGAAGGCGCGCGGAGCGACCGAGATCGTGATCGATACCGCGAATCCGAGGACATCGAAATGGGACCTGGAAACGGTATTGCGCAGGATCTCGAGCATCATCCTGCCCGGTCCCGCCTTCGCGGGGCTCCGGTGTTCAATCGGAAATGAGGGCGGCTATTTCGGCGAGCCGAACATGTCGCATCTCGTGCAATTCTGCCGGGACGGCCATCAGTTCGAGCGGCTGCAAGCACCGCAAAAGAGGCGGGGCGGGCCACGCTATACCGTAACCCTGCGGCGCACCGCTCGCCGGCCGGAGCGCAACTCGAATGAGACTGCCTGGCGCGCGTTCGCAGACGAAATCGGAGCGCTGATCTTCGAGGATTTCGATGTGGCGCCGGTGCCGCTAAAAGAACGGATGGCGCTCTATGCAGGGGCCGAAATGAATTTCGGCGTGACAAACGGGCCGATGCACCTGTGCAGCCTCACGCCTTATCCGATGATGATGTTTGCGTGCGACAAGGCTGCCGGAGCGTTCGCCAACTGCGGTATCGGATTCGGGGAACAGTATCCGTGGGCGAGCCCCGACCAGCGGCTGGTGTGGGAAGGCGATGAACTGAGTATCATGCGGCGCATCTTCGAGGAATGGCGACATTGCAGGCGGGAAAGCTGCGCCACAGCGTGACGATCCAGCAGCTCGTCGCCGGCAGTCCGCAGCAGACCGCGAGCGGCCAGCCGGATGAGAGCTGGACGATGCTTGCGACGTGCTGGGCGAGCGTCGAGCCGCTGAACGGCCGGGAGCTGTTCGCAGCGCCATGGACTACTTGCGGGGCCTCGGCGCACAGCTCCGCCAGGTCATCTCTGGCGACTACATCATGAGCTGGGACTGACGCCATGATGGCCGGCAAACTCGATCGGCGGATCGTGATCAAGACGCCGACGGTGACGCAGGACAGTCACGGGGGCAAGGTGACGACGTGGACGACGCTGGCCACGGTCTACGCGAGCGTGACGCACCTCAAGGGCCGCGAGCACCTAGTGGGAGGGCAGTTCACGCCCGAGGCCGAAGTCAAGTTCCGGCTGCGCTACCGGTCGGACTTCGATGAGAGTGCGCAAATCACGCACGACGGGGTCGCCTACGACATCTTACACATCGCCGAGATCGGGCGCAGGCGCGGGCTCGAAGTGCTCGCCAAGAAGCCATGATCGAGCTAAAGATCGAAGGACTGGATGAGCTGCGGCGCGCGCTGCTCCAATTACCGAAAGAACTTCGCAAGGGGCCACTGCGGTCCGCGGTGTCGGCGGGCGCGCGGATAGTGCAGCGCAAGGCCGCGGAGCTCGCCCCGATCGACGAAGGAACGCTCAAGAAGGCGATCTACCGCACGCGCAGCCGCGAGGGATCGAGCAGCGTGCAGGAAATGGCCATCGTCGGGGTTCGCTACGGGAAACGCTTCCGGCGTCGCGGGCTCGACGCATGGTACTGGCGGTTCATCGAGTTCGGCACACGCAAGATGCGTGCGCGGCCCTTCATGCGGCCGGCCTTCGAGCAGACGAAGCCGGAGCAGCTCGAGGCGATCCGGAAGCGCCTCGGGGCGGCCATAGAGCGCGCTGCGGCGAAGCTGAGGGTAAGGATACGCGGACGTGGTTGAGGAGGACATCCTCGCCGCGCTGACTGGCTCGCCGCCAGCGACGAGCGCGGGCGACAATGTCTATGCGCTCGTGCTGCCGGATGGCACGGACTACCCGGCCCTCACGTACCAGCGCATCTCGACCGTGCCGGTCAATTCGCTCGCGGGATCGAGCGGGCTTGACCAGGTGCGCGTGCAGATCGATTGCTGGGCGGCGACCTACGGCGCGGCAAAGGCGCTCGCCGACGAGGTGCGGCCGGTGATGGAAGCGGCCGCCTTCAAGGGGCTGCTCGTCACCGATACCGACGACTACGACGAAGTCACGCGGCTCTACCGCATATCGATGGACTTTTACTGCTGGCAAAAGGAGTGATCGCCGATGAGCTCAAACGCACTGGAAGCACAAGGCACGAGCGTAGAATGGTTGGATTCGCAGGCCTCGCCGAACGAATTCCGGGTGATCCCGGAGATCAAGCAGATCTCCGGCCCGTCGGGATCGGCGAGCGTGATCGATGTCAGCGATGTCGGCTCGGGCGCGCGCGAGAAGCGCATGGGACTGCCCGACGAGGGCCAGCTCCAGTTGACGCTGAACTACATCGCCGACAATGAGATCCACTCCGGCATGCGGGCGGCGCGCGTGGCGCGCACGCTCGAGCAGTTCCGTATCACGTGGACGGACGACACGGCGACGCAATTCACCTTCGACGGCTATATCAGCGGGTTCGCGCCGTCGGCAGCGGTGGATGGCACCGTCGAGGCGCAGGTCACCATCGAGATCAGCGGCGCGATTACCGAAGCGTAATCGGCAGCAAAGGAGGAGCACATGGCGGCATTGACGCGCGAACAGATCCTGGGCGCGAAGGATATCCAGACCGAAATTGTCAAAGTCCCGGAGTGGGGCGGCGAGGTGCTGATTGGGGCGATGAGCGGGACCGCGCGCGACACCTGGGAACAGTCGCTCATCGGCGCCAAGCGCGGCGAGGTGCGCATGGAAAACATGCGCGCGCGTCTGCTCGTCGCGTGCGCGGTAGACGAAAAGGGCGAGCGGCTGTTCAAGGAAGATGATGCGCTGGCGCTCGGTCGCAAATCGTCGGTCGCTCTCGATCGCTGCATCCGGATCATCCAGCGACTCAACGGCCTTACGGATACCGATCTCGAGGCCGCCAAGGGAAACTGAGGGCCCGGCCGCAGCGGGAGTTTTATTTCTCGCTCGCACTGCGGCTGGGCATGACGGTCTCTGATCTGCTCGCGCGCATCTCGAGCCGCGAGTTGACGGAGTGGATGGCGTATTTCGATCTCATCGCCGAGCGCTCGGAGCGCGGCACGAAGGAATCCCCACACAAAACCATGAGCAGGAATCCAGACGAAATGAAAGACGGTTTTAGAGCGCTGGCGGCAAAGCATAAAGCGAGGCAGGCCCGGCTCGCAGGGCGCGCCCGGAAAGGCAGGCGCTGATGGCCTCACTCGGCTCGCTTGTCGTCTCTCTCGCGGCGAATACCGCGGCGTTTACCTCCGATCTCGGGAAGGCGGCGCATATTTCCGAGCGGAACATGGCACGCATCCGGCGCGACGCCGAGCGCGCCGGCAAGGCGATCGCGCTCATGTTCGCCGCCGGCGCGGCCACCGCGGCCGTGCTGGTCAAGCAGGCGATCGATTCCCAGGACGCGATGCTCAAGATGGCCCAGGGCGCGGGGGTCACGAGCGAGACATTCTCCGAGCTGGCCTTCGCCGCGGAATTGGCGGGGGTCAACGTCGAGGCCTTCTCGACCTCGATCACACGCCTCAATCGCAACATCTCCGATACCGCGGCCAAAACGGGTGAGGCACGCCAGGCGTTTGCGGCGCTCGGGATCGACGTCAAGAATGCGGACGGCAGCCTCAAGAACGCCGACCAGGTGATGGGCGAGGTTGCCGAGCAATTCAAGCAAATGGAAGACGGCGCCGGCAAGAGCGCGATCGCGGTCATGCTTTTCGGACGCGCCGGGGCGGCCATGATCCCGTTCCTCAACCAGGGCGCCGACGGGATGCGCCAACTGCGTGAGGAAGCGGTTGCACTGGGCGCTTCAATCTCAACCGAGGCCGGGCAAGCGGCGGAGCGCTTCAACGACAATCTGACGCGGCTCAACCAGGTGAAGAAGGGCCTGGCGAACACGATCGCGCAGGAATTGCTGCCCGTGCTCAACCAGTTGACCGATCAATTCGTCGATACGGCGAAGGGTTCAACGCTCCTCAAAGACACCGCGCAGCAAACGGCTGATGCGCTGCGCGTGCTGCTCACCGGCGGGACGCTCATCTTCACCGTATTCAAGCGCATCGGTGAAGGTCTCGGGGCGCTGCTTGCTTCCGCTGCTGCTGTTATCCGCGGCGATCTCTCAGAAGCAATCGAGACCCTCAAATTACGCCAGCAGGACTTGGCGGAACAAAACCAGGCGGTCGCGACGGCGATCCTGGACATCTGGGATAAAACCGCCAGGGCAGCGGAAAACGCGAGCGAGCGCACGGCGAAGGCTGCGGCTCCGATGGTGCAAAGCATCGAGCAGGTGAACAAGGCGCGTAAGGAGGCGCTGCGGCTGGTCAAGGAACAGGAAAAGGCCGAGCAGGCGTTCGCCGATCTGATGGCGAAGGCCGCAATGAAACGCCAGGAGATGCAGGAAGCGGCCGAAGCGCGGGCGACGGAAGCCCACGAACTGGAGACGGAGCTGCGCCAGCGCAACATCGATGCCGTGGTGGAATCGCTGCTCACGGAAGAGGAGCGCGAGCTCGAGAGCTACGAGCGGCGCGCGGAAATGATCCAGGATGCCTATGACCGGATGCTCATCTCGCAGGAGGAGGCGCAAGGCATCGCCGAGAAGCTCGCCGCGCAGCACGAGAAACGCATGGCGGATATCAAGAAGCGGAACTTGACCGATATCGAGAAGTTCAACGCGATGAGCTGGCAAAAGCAGACCCAGACGATCCTGGGTGAGCTTGTGAATCTCACCGCCGGCGTCGCGCAGCACAGCAAGTCAATGTTCGATCTCAACAAGGCCGCCGGTATCGCCAACGCGATCATCAACGCCTATATCGGGATTTCCAAAACGCTCGCCACCTATCCCTTTCCGTTTAATATCGCGCTGGCCGCCGCACATGCCGTGGTCGCTTTCGCCCAGGTGCGCGCGATTTCATCGCAATCGTTTCAGGGCGGCGGCGGTGCCGCACCGTCGCTCGCCGGGGCCACCGCCGCCACGCCGGTGACGCCGGTCAGCCAGGGCGCGCCGCCCGTGCTCGGAACGCAGGCGCAAGAACAGGCACGGCCACCCATCGAGGTCACGTTGATATTGCAAGGCGGCCGGGCATCGCAACGCGCCGCGCTCGAAGAGTTGCTTGGCGAAATGCAGGAACTCACACAAGACGGATTCCCGGTTAGATTTACCCAAAAGACTGCTTGATATGACGGCCATCACGCGCACCGGCTTGACGGGCGCGGCGCTCGCAAATCCGAAGTTGCCGCGCGTCGGCTACGACAATATCCTGCGCGACGGGATCGTTTCCGCCTCCAGTGAAAATGCCGCCGGTCCGGTCGAGAATGCGTTCAACGGGCTCACGTACGATTCTTGGATGTCGACCGGTTCCGCGACCGAGTGGATACAGGTCGAGCCGCCGGGATCTCCTACCTGGTCGGAGACCGTCGACTACATGGCAGTCGCCGCACACACGCTACAAGGGTGTGATGTCACGCCGCAATCGTCTGAGGATGGTGTCATCTGGGATAACCTGAATTCAGCATTTACTGTCCCCGACGATACGCCGTTCGTTCTGGAATTCTCGGCGGTGAGCGCGCCATTTTTTCGTCTGCTGATCGAAAATGCGGTGGCCTCCGTGGCAATCGGCGTCCTCAACATGGGCGAGAAGCTTGAGCTCGAGCGCGGCCTGCGCGCGGGATGGAGCCCGCCGACACTCAACGAGTCAATCGATTACGACACGTTGATCAGCCAGGGCGGGCAAATTCTATCGCGCAACGTGGTGCGCCGCGGCGCGCAGGCGCGCGTGACGATCGATCCGGCGACCTGGCTGTGGGCGCGCGACAGCTTCGGGGCGTTCCTCGATTCCGCAGAGCTGCATGCGTTTTTCTTCTGGTGGGCGCTGGAGGATCGCGCTGAAGTGCTGTTCGGCGCGCTGAAATCGCATGACGTCGTATTCACGAGCGAAGTGTTCGTCGGCGTCAACATGGAAATCGTCGGGGTCAACCGGTGACCTGGGACGCGCAGCGATCGAGATCCGGAAAGCGGCCGTGGAACTGGATCGAGATCGAGCTCGACCGTTGCACGAATAGTTACGGCGATGGCTTCGAGAGCCCGACCGGCCTGTGCCTGGCCCAGCTCGGCATCACCGGCGACGACAAGTGCTTCAACTCCTGGGAGACGTGCCAGGACCAGGACAACTTCGTCAGGGCGCCATTCTGGGTGCGGTTCGCGGAGCCCGTTACCGACATGCCGCGGGCCTTCGATTTCGATAGCGCGAGTCCTTCCGAGGACGGGTTGGCGGTTTTTCTGCCGTTTCTGCGCTCCATCAGTCATTCGCCGACGTTGCCGGATCCCGGCGAATCGATGGGCCTGCGCATCAGCCTGCGGGTGACGCTCGACGACGCACCCCATCACGATCGCGGCATCGACAAGTACGTCGACGAGCGGACCTATGACGCGATGCGGCAGGGGACGTTCCTGCGCAAACTGCGCGCGCGCTGGCCGCATTACATCGGCCGGCGCTTGCGCTGGTATCAGGGCTATATCACCGACACGCCCAGCGCGTCCGACTTCCGGATGCGCGAATATGTGATGGAGCGCTTCGAGGGCCCCGATGCGCGCGGCCGCGTGCAGATCATCGCGAAGGACGTGCTGAAGCTCGTCGACAACGACCGGGCACAGGCGCCGCTGGCTTCGACCGGCAAACTGTCCGCCGACATGGCCGACACCGATACGCCGAGCACGATCGATGTCACCACGACCGACACCTCGGAATACGACCCGGTCGGATCACCCTCGATCGGCTACGTTCGCATCGGGGGCGAGATCATCACCTACACTGGAACGACCGTGATCGATGCGGCGACCGTTCGATTGACGGGCGTGACGCGGAGTGCGCCGGCGCCGTATACCACGCCACTCGAGGACCATGACACCGGCGACCTGGTCCAGCTGTGCCATTATTTCGCCGGCTCGATCCCGGACGTCCTCAACGAGCTCCTGACCGATTTCGGCGGGATTTCGTCTGCCTATGTGCCGTTCACCGATTGGGACACGGAGGCGACGACCTGGCTCGCCGGCGAGACAATCCAGCGCCTGGTGACGGACCCCGAGGGCGTGCAGGACCTGGTAAACGAGATCATTGAGCAGACGCTGGTATGGGGCGTATGGTTCGACGAGGTGGCACAGGAGATCCGATTCCGGGTGATCCGACCGGCCGACCAGACCGATACCGTGGTCCAGATCACTGATGATGCCAACATCGTGGCCGATTCGATCAAGTTGATCGACGAGCCGGAACGCCTCATCAACGAGGTCCAGGCGCTCTACGGGCAAATCGATCCGACGAAATCGCGCGACGAGTTGGAGAACTACCGCGCCGGCATCGCCGTCATCGACCAGGATTCCCAATCGGCGAACGAAGCCAACCAGCGCCGCATCCGGCGCATCTTCGCGCGCTGGCATCCCGTCGCCAATGAATCAAACATCACGGCCTGGGCGCAGCGCACACTCTCATCGCGGGCCAAGAATTTGCGTACGATCGAATTCGATGTCGACCGCAAGGACGAGGATATCGAGACCGGCAACTTTGCCGATATCACGAGCCGCTTCGTGATCGATGTTTTCGGCGCGGCGCTGTCAACGCGCTTCCAGATGCTGCGCGTCGATTCGACCGGCGAGCGGGTGCGGATGCGCGCGCGCGAGGATTTTTTCAAGGCATCGAAGTTCGGCCGCTGGGGGCCGGACGAGTCGCCGGATATCGATTGGGAATTTGCCAACGACGCCGAGCGCGAACGCTACATCTTCTGGACCGATGATGACGGCAACAATGGCACCTCCTTCAGCCCTCAAGAGCCCGTCGAAGGCAGACGCTGGCTTTAGCAAACCGGAATAGTCATGACGACCTGGGTAGAACTGACCGCGAACGAGCTGGGAGTCGACAAGTTCGCTAAATCAACGACGGTCACGGCGCTGTTCAACAACGTCAAGGCCTTCGCCGAAAAGGCGAGCGGCGCGCCACAACTGGCGAATGATTACATCACCGCGGTGATGATCGCCGCCGGCCAGGTGACGACGCCGAAGATCGCGAGCGGCAACATCACGCAAGGATTGCTTGCGAATTCAGCGGTTGCGCAAGCGAAGCTGAAAGGTGCGTCAGGTGAAATTTCCACGACCGGGACGCTGCACGGGATATTGCCCGGAGGTAACTACGGATTCTATCCGACGCTCAGGACCGACGTCCTATCGGGGACTCAGGAAGCGCATATCAGGAATCCAGCACAAATCAGCACGACTTTCACTCCCTATATCACCATCATTACCGACAGCAGCACGATGCGTGCTCAGCAGCTCTACATCCAGGCCTCGCCGCCGTACGATCTGGGAGACGGCGAGGTACCGCTGTTCGTCTATGCTGCGATCGATGCCGCCGGCAACGTCGTGGCCACCTGGATCGCACCCGATCCGCCGTGGGCGAATAACGGACCGACCGATATCCGTCCCGCGGGCGAGGATGTGGCTGGCCGGCCATTTCGATGGGTGCGGCAGATCACGCCACTGATCCAGGCCAAGCTCGACAGTGCGGATCCAAACGTGCGCGCAGAGGGCTACGCCGAGCGCGACACAATGCCTCGCGTGCCGGTGCTGATTACGTACGAATTCAAGAACACGGATATGGCGCTTGTGCCTCAACCGTTTAACCGAATTTCCTCAGATCGGGAAGGATTGATCGAGCTTCCAACGACCAAGATCCTGATCGATCCGGTGTCTGAGCTCTGCGAAAAGCTCCGCATCCTGCACGCTAACGGGGAGAGTGTGGGCGAGATCGTGCAGAACTATCTGAACATCGACAACGTTCCACTTGCCCGCCAGATACCGCCCGGGGTGCAGGCGTTCGGAGCAACGTGGAAACAAACGTAGTGAATTCTGCTCATGCAGCGTCTCGCACGCTCCTGGGAAATAACCCCTTGCTAGCGCTGAACGACAACGGGGAGGTCAAACATGTGGGCGATTGAATGGCTGGCAACATGGCTTTTGGCGGCGGCCGTGATCGGGCTGCTGGTCGGCTGGATCTTCGGGCGCGAGTACGTCTCGAGCGGCTGGATGTTCACCTGGCCGTGGACCCGGCCCGCTTGGTCCGACCTCTCGCCGCACACGCCACCCGGGGCGCGTGCGTTCATCGAGCTCAACTGGGGGCGCTGGATGCGGCCCGTTTTGCGTCCGCGCTATTGGTTCTCTGACGTGAACCCATGGACCGGCGCGATCCCGCAGACGCTGTGGTTCACGATCGACTTCCCGTTTGCCGGTCCGCTCGTCGGCTGGAGCTGGAACGGCGATGGCAAGTACATCGGCTTCAAGCGCTTCCCGCTCGACGATCCGCGCTATGTCCACTGGACCGCCGCGCCGACGCTCGAAGGCGGCAGCGCGATCACGTTTTCGGCGCGCTGGTGACCGCGGCGTGGATCTGCGCCTGACTCTGAAATTTCTTTGATCTAAATGGAGCGCATTGATGGCTGAGGATAACGGACCTACCGAAGGCGGCGTGACGACGCCGTTGGGAAGTTTTTCCTTCAAGGGGAAACGGACTGCAGAGTTCATCACGATCCTTGTGGCGTTCATCATGGTGGGACTGCTCGTGCTCTATTGGAAGCACGAGGAGTCTTCGAAGCACACGAACGAAGCCGTCGCGCGGGCAATCGACAAGACTGCAACGGCCATCGACGGACAGACTGCGGCGCAACGCATGACCGGATGCCTCATCTGGATGCGGCGTGAACCCGGCACAACCTATGCCTCGGCGCGCGCCGAGTGCGAGCAAATTACGCGCTGAATTCCACTCCCTGAGAGCATCAGCTCTCCCTCTCCCCGCACAAGCGGGGAGAGGGTCGTGGTGAATGGAGCAAACCACTATGAAAACCAGCGACGACGGCATCGCGCTGATCAAGGCCTTCGAGGGCATCCGCGACGGCGATCCGTCGACCGTCAACCTCGATCCCTATCTCTGCCCGGCCGACGTCGCGACGATCGGATGGGGCCACGCGATCGTCACGCCGCTCGGGCACCAGCTGCGCGGCCGCGCCGGCCTCAATGAAGCGCGACAGATGTATCCGAACGGCATCACCATCGAGGAGGCCGAGGAGCTCTTGCGTCTCGACCTACTCGAACGCGAGCGCGCCGTGGAGAGCATGGTCAACGTCCCTCTCAGCCAGGGGCAGTTCGACGCGCTCGTCTCGTTCGCCTTCAACGTCGGCACCGATATCGACGAGGACGACATTCCCGAAGGCCTCGGCGACTCGACGCTGCTCAGGAAACTCAACGCCGGCGACTACCAGGGCGCGGCCGACGAATTCCTGAAGTGGGTCTACGCCGGCGGCCGCAAGCTCCTCGGCCTCGAGCGCCGGCGCGCGGCGGAGCGGGAGTTGTTCCTGACGTGATAGATCCGTGGAAGCGCCGTGAGCTGATCGGTAACGCCACTTTGTATTTAGGCGATTGCCTTGAAATCCTTCCGACGCTGCCGAAGGTGGATGCTGTGATTACTGATCCGCCGTATGGGATTGGCTGGGTTCATAGCGGGATCGGATACCTGAAGAATGGGAAGATGTTAGGCACGAAACACGGCGGCGAGAATGTTGTGGGGGACGACAAGCCTTTCGATCCGACGCCGTTCCTGCCGCTGGCAAGGGACGCCCTGTTCTGGGGGGCAAATAACTTTGCCGATAAGCTGCCGCCCTCGACTGGCTGGATTAACTGGGACAAGGGGATTGCGCCCGGCCTCTCATTCTCGGATTTTGAAATGGCGTGGACGAATCAGCCCGTGAAAGCGGTCATGTGGAGGCAGCAATGGTGCGGGTTTAACCGCGAGGGTGAGCGAGAGCCAAGAGAACACCCGACACAGAAGCCCGTAGGAATCATGACGAAGTGTGTGGAGCGGTTCCCGAGGGCGCAGACGGTCCTAGACCCATTCATGGGCAGCGGCACCACGGGCGTGGCCTGCATGAATCTGGGGCGCAAGTTCATCGGCATTGAAATCGAGCCCAAGTACTTCGACATCGCCTGCGAACGCATAGAGAACGCGCAGCGGCAGCAAAGAATGTTCGCATGAGATCGACCGCCTACGATCTGGCTCTGTGGGAGTCGACCTGGCACGACTTCGGCGTCGGGTTGCCCAATCGCACGAACAGCCAGCCGCCACCCGACTATCGTCCGTTCTTCATAACGCGCTGGGACGGCAATCAGCTCTCGCCGGCGCCAACGCCGCGCATTGTCCATTTCGGCAACGACAGCAGGAACCTGCGCGAATGAATGCACGCAACCAACGCGGTTTCTCCATGATGCTGATCGGCGGCATTGCCATTGCCGTAGTCATCGGCGGACTTGGGCTTGCCGTCAAGGTGCAAAGCGCCCGGCTTGAAAGCTGCAAGGAGGAATATGCTGCCTTCGTCTCCAGGACCCAGCGGCTAGGCGAAGAGGCTCAGAAATGGGCGGATGACGAGAAGGCCAGATTTGAGAAGGAGAGAAAAGATGCGGATACGCTCATTGTCAAATTACAGCGTAATCTTGCTGCTACTCAGCAGCGGCTGCGCGACGAACGTGCCCGTAGCAACCTCGTGCCCCCCGCCTCCGCAACCTCCCGCAGTCCTCGGCTCGCCTGCTTCGACCGGCCCGAGCTTGAGCGAGCGCTATCAAATTTTGTGGAAGCAGTTGCAGGACTCCTTGCGGAAGGCGACGCGAGAACCGCAGAACTAGATACCGCAAAAACATGGGTAAGAGGAGTGATCAAGCCCGCACCCTGAAGGAGTGCCCATGCCGTGACGCCGGATCGCGGAACGGCTCCTAACCCCGCCGCCGTAGCTCAACGGCAAGAGCAGCAGACTCCTCCCTGCGGTCGCGGGTTCAACTCCCGCCGGCGGCTCCACCCCTGTCCCCTGACCCATTCCTCCGTTCGCCCCGGCCCCGGCCGGGGCATTTTTTTATGTACGGCGCGGGAGGCGCGAAATTCCTTGCGACGTTGGCGGTGGCGGAGCTCCTGGTGGGTGGCTAAGGGTGGGCATCCATTGGGCGTCCGGAGCGCTTTAAACGCATCCTGGCGCCTTTTATTGCGCTGTGAAATCGACGTAGTGCAATAAGCGGCCTAACGGCCTTTTAATCCGTTGGTCCGGGGTTCGAGTCCCCGACCGCCTACCATCTCTGAATCAATCACTTAGACGCGTTTCCGCGATCGAGAGCGCCAGGCCTGGTGGGCATGTTTTTGGCGTTTCCTGCCTATTTTCAGCATGATAGCGCGGAGGCGCTCGGGATAGAGATGGGCATAGCGGCGGGCGCTGGTGACGCTTTTGTGGTGCAGCGCGGCCTGCACGTCTGGCAGGGTGCCACCCTGGCTGATGATGGCCGAGGCGAGGGAGTGCCGCAGGTCGTGCATAGTGACGTGTCCCAGGCCGACACGCTCGCGCGCGGCCTCGAACGCGTGGTAGTAGTCGCGCCAGTGCCGGCGGAAGGGCAGGCGGCGGAGGTCGGCGCGGATCGCGGGATGCACGGGGACCATGCGCGGGGTCGCGTTCTTCGTGTGCGCCACGCTGAGCCAGAGTTGGCGGCCGTGGCGGACCAGGTCCCCGGGCTCGAGGGGCAGCAGCTCGGAAATCCAGCGCAGGCCGGTGTAGTAGGCGATGCGCATGATCGCGCGCACGTCGGGATCGCGGCAGGCGCGGACCAGGCGCGCGAGCTCGGCCGGGCGCAGGTAGACTTGGCGCTCGTTGTTCGCCGGCGGGACGCGCATGCGGGCGGTTGGGTCGTTCTCGCCGATGCCGTGCTCGCGCCAGGCGTAGCGGCACGCGGCGCGGAGGTAGGCGAGGCGGTTGTGGATGGTTCCGGCGGCGAGCTTGCCGGCGTTGTCGGTGGCGTAGGCGCGCGCGATCGCCGGAAGCTCCGCCAGATCCCGGCCCTCATACCAGGGCAGGAGCGCGGCCAGGTGGAGCGTCGCCTTGTGGCCGGCGCGGTGCTGCGGGATGCGGTGCTCGAGGTAGAGGCGGACGGCCTCGTCGATCAGCCGGGCTTGTGGTTCGACACCAGTCGCAACGGCGTAGAGGCGGCCGGTTTCGATGCGGTCGTACGCCTCGGCCCGGGCTCGACCCCACGCTTGCGGAAGCAGGCGCGAAGCGCGTCGCCGGCGGCCGGCCACAATGCGGTTGAACGTGAAGCGCCAGCGGTTTTTTTGCTTGTCGATATAGACCGGCATCGCGCCTTGAAAGCCTCGAGGTCCTCGCGTGCCCAGCGGGTGAGCCGCGGCCCGAAACGATAGCACGGCAGCCCGAGGGCGTAAAACGCACGCACCGAGACGCCGAGCAGCTCGGCGGCCTGGCGGGCGGTGAGGAGGCTATTCATCGGTTCGGGGATCGAACAGCGCGCGCACGGCGCGGGTCACTTCCCCTCCCCCGGCGCGGCGGCGAGCATGGCTTTGTAAATTCGCGTAAATGCTGCCAGCGGGTTATCCTCCCCCTCATCGCAGTCTTGCGCCGCTTCTAGCATTTCCTGCGTCGGCTCCCTCGGCACCCTCACGCAGTCGTCGGGCGAGGCGAGGGCGCGGCGGTTCCATGATTCAACGGCGGCCTTCGCATTGGTATTTTCCCATACTTGATTGCCGGGGCAATTCGGAGTCGTACAGCCCACCCAGTACGAATTATCGTGAATGCTTCTGCGTGGGCGTGGCCTCGACCGTACCTTCGCTTCTTTCTCACAAAACGGACACGCCTCAATCGTCGCCTTGTCCATCACTCACCTCTTACTCTTGTATCGCGTACGTAGAAAGGCTTCTGTGATCGGTGATCGCCAATATTCTCCTGTGTAAATCACGTCAGATTCCGAAAACTCCAAGCCTAATATCTTGTCCTCGCTATCTGCGTAGATGGCTTCGTTGGGGCCGTAATGATTAGCCCTCATCCACTGAAGGTATTGTCGATAGTTTCCGGCGATCACGATTTTCCTACTCATTCCCGGCGTCTCGGTCTTGGCGGTCATTTCATTTCCTCCCCCGGCGCGGCGGAGAGCATGGCTTTGTAAATTCGCGTAAATGCTGCCAGCGGGTCATCCTCCCCCTCATTGCAGTCTTGCGCCGCTTCTAGCATTTCCTGCGTCGGCTCCCTCGGCACCCTCACGCTGTCGTCCTGCGAGGCAAGGGCGCGCGTAAGATCGACCATTAATTCCTCAAAGCAGGTGCATGGTCCGTAGCGATCTGGATACCGACAACGCCAGCTATGAAAAGCTGTGTTTTCAACACTATCAACGCTGTGCTCGATGAGCACCTTCCGCAACCGTTCAATCGTCGCCTTATCCATCACTCATCTCCTTGGTGACGGCGTAAAGCCTGTCCATAAAGTCACGGTATTTCGATGTCCAGCAATTCTGCCCAAGCGGTTCGCCGTTCTCCCCCCCCGCTTGCCATGTTCTGCATTCCTGTAACAACGCCTCCGCCTTCTTCAGCCGCTCGCGCAGCGCGGCGTTTTCGCGTTCGACTCCCCCACACTCATCAAGCAACCATTCAATCAGCTCACTGGTTTCCTTGTTCCGTTTGAACTCAGTGCGGTAGTGATCTGCCCTCGGCGTCTCGGTCTTGGCGGTCATGGCCTCTTCCCTGTAAGTGCACCGATTGCTTTATAGAGGGCGCGCGTAAGATCGACCATTAATTCCTCAAAGCAGGTGCATGGTCCGTAGCGATCTGGATACCGACAACGCCAGCTATGAAAAGCTGTGTTTTCAACACTATCAACGCTGTGCTCGATGAGCACCTTCCGCAACCGTTCAATCGTCGCCTTATCCATCACTCACCTCCTGCGCGGGCGGCTCGAATTAATTGCAACATTTTCTCCTCAAGAGCAACGGTAGTCTCGTAACTACGCGCGTTCGCCCATTTACGAGCTACCTCGGCTAAGGCACTTTGCTTCTCCGCCCTCTCCAGCCGCTCGCGCAGCGCGGCGTTTTCGCGTTCCAAATCTCCTGCATCATCTGGATGGATACACTTTATCTGCTCACACTTATCAGGTTGTGGGCAATCGTCGCAACGTAGGTAGAACGTGCCGGTAAGGCAGTCCGTTCTCGGCGTCTCGGTCTTGGCGGTCATGGCTTTAACCTCCTATCCATCTTACTCATGGGCCTTCAACCTTTGATATGCCGCAATCATTCTGACGAGATCGCCGCTCACCGCTGCCTCGTCAGCTTCGCGGAGTGACGCTTCGATCATTGCCGCACCGAAGCCGCCAGTGGGTATCTGTTTGTAGGCAGCGAGCAGCTCGCAACACCTTGCCTGTTCCTTCGGTAACTCAGTTGCGAGTGTTTTCTGCTCACTCATACCCCCTCCACACAGTTAGCCCTCGGCGTGAACGGCTCGCAGGCGATTACCGCGCAGCCGTTCAGCGATTCAACGACGAGCAGGATCAGGATGAGCAGGACGATAACTCCGACGATTCTCATTTACGTTTCTCTCTCAACGCCTGCCAGATTGCGACAGCCTGGCGGCGATCAACGGGGACGGCGCCGGCCTCGATCGCGGCGACGCGGCGCACGGGCGTCAGGTCGTAGTGCGGCGTCGAGGCTTGGCCCTGGAACCATTTGCGCTTCATGCCGATCGCGGCCGCGATCGCGTGCAGCTCCTTGAGCGGGCCATCGGTGAACAGGTGGCAGTTCCGCACGCCCCGGCCACGGAGGCGCCAGCCGTTGTTGACGAGCGGGTCGACGTAGACGGTCACGCTGGATACTCCGAATGCTCGCGGCCGTCGAGCATATGGCCGGCGCGTTTTTTTCCGAACTTACCGATTATTTCGGCCGATCCGTCTTCCGGGCTGGCGATGACTTCCAGCCCTTCAAGATGCGTGCCATCTGAGCAAACAACGCTGAGCGTGGCCGTGCCGGCTGGATGAAGCCCGCACGGTCCATACTCACCCCACTGCTTGAAAAAGAACGCGACGCCCGCGGCAGCGCACTGATCGCGCACGCTCCTGAACCAATCCGGATGTGCCGGCCGCGCATTCGGCCCGCTCTCGCCGCCAGCGATGAGCCAATGGAGCAGACCGCGCAGATCATCGTGATTAGGGTCGAGCCCGAAGTGCATCGAGAAATCTACTGGCGCCAATGCCGGCTCGTAGGAGACGAACCGGATCGCGGCCGGCGTCTGGAGCAGAAGCGGTATGCGCTCGTCGGCAGTCTCCTGGTCCTCGACGCTCGTGCCCAGCCAGACGTTGGGAAGCGGCCACGCCAGAAACGATTTTTCGTATAGATGGTTTCTTATCGAGCAATCCCAGATCTGCCATCTTCTATAGACGGCTTCTCGACGCCGGTCGCCCAGATACTCACGCATCCGCTCTGGCCGCTTCGTCAGGACCTGAAACGTGTGCCTCGGCGATAGCGCCATCACGGCGAATATATCGTCAATGAACTCGTCCGGCACATCCTCGTGAAAGAGATCGGACATTGAGTTCACGAAAATGCGCCGTGGCTTTCTCCAGCGCAGCGGCTGATCGAGGCGCTCGGGATGGCAGAGCACATCAGTGAATTCTCTCGGTCGCGGTGGCATCCCGCCGTTGGGCAATTCGACGTAGTGATCCTGCATCATTTGCCGCCCGTAGACGCGCGGAAACAATCTCTCCGCATAGCAGTTCTTGCAGCCCTGGCTGACCTTGGTGCAGCCCGTTGTCGGGTTCCACGTGGAATCGGTCCACTCAATCGGAGATTTGTCACCCATTACGCCTCCCGCAGCCGGCGGACGACGTCGCCGGCGAGCTGGTTGTGGAAGCGCGCGGCGCGGTCGTCGCCGCGATCGGCGGCGCGGCGGGCGCAGGCGCGGTGGGCCTCGCTGATCGCCTTGGCGGTGCGCTCGAGGTCGTCGTCACGGCATTCGCGCAGGAGCGCGAGCAGCGGATCGCCGGCGTTGCGGAGGGGCGGGTAGTCGTTCACTCGATTCGCTCCAGGGTGACGGTGTCGCCCGTCCTTGTGATGCGGAACGATTTTCCCTGGGCGTTCGCGAGCATTCGAAGCCCCACGGCCGAATACCGCATTCCCTCGATCAACCAGGTATCTGTCCGAATGTCGTAACCGCGCGTTTTACTCAATTTCCAACAGAGAAAATCGAGCGGGAAAAGCATCGCGGATATCGTGAGAGCCCACCAGGGCAATATTGAGCCTTCCGGCATACCTGCTCTAACCCAATTCCAGATCGCGTTTCTCATCCGACCCTCCGATACGGCGGCACCAGGCCGCGGCGGGAGAGGCGGCGGTGCAGGAAATCGTGGACGGCCATCGCGGCGACGATGCCGAGCGGGCCGCCGACGAGATAGGCGGCGAGGTCGAGGCCGCTCGTCTCGTGCGGCACGAGCTTGTAGAGCGCGAGCTGCGCGGTGCCGATCGCGACGCTGTTGACGAACGCCGGCAGGTAGCGCCGGCCGTGGACCAGGAGCTGCTGCAGCCCGAGCAGGAACACGACGGCGAAACTGGCGGCGAAGAGGGTCAGGGCGGTCACAGCACTAGTCCTTGCTGCGCCGTGCGCCGATCTTGCAGCTTCGCGTATTCGGGATTGAGTTCGCAGCCGAGCCACTGGCGCCCGAGTGCCTGTGCCACTTCCGCCGTCGTGCCACTGCCGAGAAAGGGATCGAGAACAACATCGCCCGGGCGCGAGCCGGCGAGGATACAGCGGCGCGGGATTTCCGAAGGAAATACGGCGAAATGCGCGTCAGGAAACGGGTCCGGGCCGAGTACCCAGTAATTGCGCATGTTGCTGCCGCAGGCCATCTGCTCCTCTTTCGTCATGGAATCCCATCGATCGTTTAACCCAGCGTGACGCCGGGAATGCCCGCGCTGCTTGTCTACACGCTTGCGGGCGTTGTCAATGATTCGTGACTTCACTTCGCTCGCGTTCTGAACGCCAGCATCATCGAACATCTTGACCGCGTGGCCGTTATAGCCTTCCGCTACCTCACGGAGCATGGCTTCGCTCGGCGGGTTTCGCACGGCATCAGCGTCGTAGTAATAGGACTCTGCTTCGGTGAGCAGGAATATCTTCTCCGTTGCTGATGTGGGCCGGTCAGTTACCGACTCTGGCATCGGCGCCTTCTTGCACCAGGTAATCTCTGAACGCAGCCACCAACCGTCGGCGCGAAGGGCAAGCGCTACCGACCAGGGGATGCCGACAAGGTCCTTCGGTTTCAGTAAGGGATGTGGCTGGCGATTCGGCGCACCGATGAAGTTGGCACCGAGGTTTGATTTCTGGAGTGAGTCTTCGGCCTTAACGCGGTCCTTGGCGTAACCGCCCTTATCGCCATTGTGATAGCAGTCCCCAAGATTCAGCCACAGCGTCCCGTCGTCAGCCAGCAACTCGCGCACCAGCCGGAACACCTCGACCATATTGGCGACGTACCCCTCCGGCGTGGCTTCGAGACCGAGCTGCCCGGGTACACCGTAGTCGCGTAGCCCCCAGTACGGCGGGCTAGTCACGCACATCCGCACCTTCACGCCGTCCGCGATCCAGCGGCGCATGATGTCCCGGCAATCTCCGATCTGGCAGTGGTTCACCTTCCGTCCTCGCCCCACGGCCGGATCATGTGCGGCGCGTCGGGCTTGCGGGTGAGATTGCCGCGCGCTTCGAGGTAGGCGATGGCCTGGTCGATCATGTAGCAGTCGTCGCTCGCGACGAGGGTGGTGTCATACCAGATCGTCGCGCCTTTGCCCTCGTAGGGCAGGTTGCACTCGATGTCGGCGCGGGCGGTGCTGTCGGCGATCTCGATCGCGTCGGCGAGGAAGCGCAGGCTGGCGCGGTCGAAGGTGAAGTAGCGCGGGAAGCACATGGGGTCATTCGCCCAGGCGCGCAGTTCCTCGACGTCGAGCTTTTTCGGGTCGCTCATGGGCGCGGGTCCAAGTTCTGCCGGATGATCTTCGGACAATCCCGGCATTTGATGCCGCGGCGGCGGCGGCCGGCGCGGGGGTCGAAGAAGTAGTCGTAGCCGTGGCGGTGCATGCCCAAGTTGCAGCGCACGAAGCGCCAGGCGCGGCGGGCCCACCGCCGAGCGCGATGGGCCGCGCGGCGGAGGTCGGCAGTCAGTCGGCGGAGCGACATAGTGGAACGCGCCGGTATAGAAAACCGAAGTCGGGCGGCTCGATCTGCACGGTGACGATGGTCTCGGCCGGGACGCAGCGGTAACCCTGCGTCTGCGCGTAAGGCCAGATGGCGATCCGGCCGCGCAGGAGTTTGAAAATCGCCCGGCCCGGATAGATCCCGCGGGTCCACGGGCAGGGGCGGCCGTCGGGGGCGAGGATGAGCCATGACTCGCGCATCAGCGGTTATTCGGATTGCTCTTCGGTGGGGGGATTTGCGGAGTCCCACTGATTTTTGACGAAGGCAGAATATTGAGTTGGCTTTTCCGCGATTCGCGATCGACGTTACCCAGGAGCAAACACTGGTGATCGCGAATTTTGCGTTGCTCGTCAGTTGCCTCCTTGATCGTGTGCAGCGCCGTTCTCTGATCTCGCATGATGCGGCCGACGGATTTGAATGCGGGTCGGGTGTTTGCTATGATCTGATCCGCACTCGCAACATAGAACGCGAGGGTTTGCTGGCAATAAATCACCACGCCTTTTTTCTTCATTTCATTGCGCCAGCGGTTCGTGATCGTCCAAAAACGGCGGTTGTCCCGCGTCACGCCGATGAGTTTCGCTATCGTGGCGTAATCGAAGCGGTCTCCGATTTTCGGTTCCGGCCAGGTCCTCATCAAAACCTCGACGTCGGGTCCCGTGGGGAGTCCTTCGTCCCAGCGGTAATGTTTCTGGTCCTTGTCATCGTCGCTCATCGTTTCTCCTCAAATCGTTGGTCATTGACCCCGTGCCCCGCCCCGCTTCGCCGAGCCATGCCGAGCCCTGCCCTGCCAGGCCGAGCCCTGCCGTGCCGAGCCCTGCCGTGCCGCGAGCCCAACATGAATTCGGTTGTATCAGCCATTGGCTCCTTGCCCTGCCACGCCACGCCCCGCCAGGCCGCGCCGGACCGTGCCCAGCCGCGCCTAGGCCTGCCCGGCCCGGCCTGGCCTGGCCCAGCCCGACACTCCAGAATGTCAAAAAACATCTCATCCCAAGCGCGCCTCGAAGGTTCCATACGGCCCCGGCGTTCTCCCACCCGGGCGCCAGTCGCAGAGGCCCTTGTATTGCCCCGCGTATTCGAGGATGTTCAGCAGCGCCTTGTCGTCGAGCTGCTCGTCCCAGATAACGAACGTTCCGCTGATGCTCCAGTTCGAAAATTGCGGCCGCACGCGAATATGTTTCGAGGAGCCGATCTTGGCGCGCTTGATCAAGAGATCAAAGCCTAGGTCCTGCGCGGCTTTTTTGTGAGCGGCAAATTTTGGAACGTCTTTCAGCTGCTCGATCGACTTCCACGTGATGGTGTCATTCTCGACCTTGAGCGGCCACAACGGTTCCTGCGACATCATCCCGCTCTGCGTCTGCGCCTTGAAGGTCTTGCCGGATTTCCCGCCCGGCACAGGCACCATCGCTCCGCCTTCCATGAGGCAGCGCATGATGTTGGCCGACGGAATGCCGAGCAGTTTGCCGTCGTGGTAGCAGCAACCGAGCCAACGCCAGGCGGGCGTGCGGTCATCCCCCGCCTTGCTGTGCTTCTTGTTGGCCGGATCGGACTTCCATTCATCCATGAAGTCCGCCCACTCGATGTTATCGTGATGCATCAACAGCGGGGTTTTCCCCGTGAAGGTGACTTTATAGGTGCGCATGTGTTCTCCTGGGCTGGTGCGCAATTGCACCGGAAGGGCGCCTCGTCAGAAGCGCCTATCCATTGCATTGCAATCCTTGCCTCGCCCCGCCTGGCCCCGCCACGCCAAGCCTGGCCCCGCCACGCCATGCCTCGCCGCGCCATGCCTGGCCGCGAGCCCAACAGAATTCGGTGATGCGTGGTCATAGACCCCTTGCCTTGCCCAGCGCTGCCCGGACCGGCCAAGCCCTGCCAAGCCCTGGCCCGCCCCGATGGAAAACCCAGCGACAACCGAGCCATGCGATCGCCCGTGCGCGCGCCTCGTCATAACGCGCAGGTTTGTCTGGCTTGAACCCGCGAATTCGTTCGATCGTATGCGCGATGTCTTCGGCATAGGCTTCGCGCGTATTCATGGGTTGATGCAGACTCATGGTTTTGCCTTTCCAAGATTGCCGCGGCCGCGTTTAACGGCGAGCTCGGCGTCCTCCCGCCGCCGCTCGACGTGCAGCCGCCAGATGCCGAGGATGGCGATGGCGAGTAGGAGGATGAGGTCGAGGCTCACCGCTGTGGCCTCGGCGGCAAGCTGATGTTGCGGCGCACCTGGCGGTCCATGCGTGCGGCGCCGGAGCGCTCGCCCAGGGCGAAGCCGAACAGATAGCCCGCTAGGAACGCGAACACGCCGACGAGAAGCAGTAGCACGAAAAGCTGCGACTCGAAAACCGGCGGGACGGGGACGGGGGCGATCATGCAGGCATGATAGGACATAGATGTCCCTCCGTCAAGACATTTATGTCTCGCCTGAGGCGAAAACGAACAGACTGGACCCGGCGGGGAGCGCTCAGGCGGCCTGTCGACTTAGTTTCTCAGCTATACGGGAGTCGATCGACTAGTTCTTGATCAGGAGATCGTAGACGACCTCCTTGCTATCGACGCACACGCCTGTTGCTTGCGTCATCAACATATCGAACGCGAAATCGCAGCGAATCTGTCCGGCGGTGCCCAACAGCAGCGCCGAGGCCTTGTTCGTGTGTGTCGTCGACGTAGCGGGTCCCCAAAGCCCCGCCATGGTCGTGCTCGTCTCCATGATCATTGGGCCTCGGTATTCATTGCCCTGGATCTGCACGGTGAGCGTGTTCGTGATCCGATCAAGCTCACCATAACCTTGCGTACGGTCCGCGCCGCGCGGAAAAAGTGTGGCGGATTGCCGGGCGGCGCAAGCCGAGAGCAGCACCACAATCAATAGTGAAAACAGACGTTTCTCCATTGTTGGCTCCTCGTTGTCAGCGCGTGCGCGTCTTGTCGGAGGGCAGGCTGGCGGGCTGGCGCGCTACAAAACTGCTGGTTTCCTCCGGATTTCCGCTGAAAAGCCTGCTCACTTCGTCGCGTGCGTTCGGGGAGAGACTGACGATGCGCTGGGCGAGCTGCATCGATGTGGCGTCCGGGATCTGTGGGCCCGGCGGGTGTTTGGGATCTAGGCCGGACAGAAACAAACACCAAAGCGGGACACGCAGTGAGTCTGCGATCGCGATCATGGTGTCGAGCTGCGGCCATATTTCCTCGCCGCTCTTGATGCGGTTGATGGTGCGGGCGCTGACGCGCGTGCCGTCGCTGGGTTTGACGGTGCGGCGCGCCAGCTTGGCGCCGGAGTTGACGCGTGGGTCCGATTCCATGAGCCGTTTCACGTTGTCCGCGAAGATTTTTCGGTAATCGCCGGGCATGAGGCGATGATATTCGCCCCGTTCGGCCATTGGTGTCTTGACCGCCGGGACAATAATGGCGCAGAATGTGCTCGTATGCAAGAAACAACGCTCCTTGAGTTTGTCATCATCGGGCTGCGCCGGCACAAAGGTGCCTGGGTGGCGATCGCTCGCGAGACTGGCGTCAACTACAAGACGATTTGCAATATCGTCAATGGCGTAAGCGAAGATCCAGGCGTGCGCAAATGCGAGGCACTGGCGAAGAACATCCGCTTGCGCGACGAGCAGGCGCTAGCTCGCCAGGGCACCACGTTTACCTCGGTTCGCACGCCCGCATGAGCCTCCGTCGCAAGGATTTCCGCTGCGAGCTCGATGCCGAGCTGCACGAGTGGCTGACAATCATTGCGGAATTCGAGGCTAGGGATATTTCCGATCTCGGTCGAATGTTGCTCGAAAAGACGATCGTCGGAGAGTCGTTGCGGTATGAGCGCCTTGGGCACCGTGCGCTCACCATCGGAGGCGGCAATGATTCGGCAGAGGCTCAACGCGCCGGATTCGTCTATGTGATTCAGATCGGAGATCGATACAAAATCGGGAAGGCCGAGGATTGGAGAAAGCGCCTCTCGAACGCAATGTTCCCGGCGCCGCCGCGCGTTGTATGTGTCATCGAGACAGATGATCGGCATGAACTCGAGCAGACGCTCCATCGCAGATATTCCGAAATGAGAACGCACGGCGAATGGTTCAGCCTCGCCCTGGCGCAGGTGGAAGAATTGAAAAATCATCCCGGTGCGTCGGTGCCTATATGAGCGAACCGTTGAAATCGATTCACGTTCGTCTGTCGCCGGAAGCGCACAAGGTTCTCTCGGCGATCGGCGAGATCGAGGATAAGGACAACGCCGAAATGGCGCGCTTGATTCTCGAGGAAGTTCTGTTGGGCCGAATCCATACCCTGATGTTAGCGGCGCGACGCTATCGCGGCTTGGGATTCAGCGGGATCTTGCGGGATTTGGAGGGAGGCAAGGGGAAATGACCCCCTCCGACCTCACGCCCGACCTGTTCGGCGCTCCCGCTCTCAGCCGATCACAGCAGTGCATCGCGGCGGCGAGACGCTACGCCGAGAAGCTGCCGCACGCGCGTGGCGGGGCGAAGCCGCTCGTGTACCGACAGATGATCGACGCGCTGAAACGCGCCACCAGCGGGGGCCGGGGTTGAAAATCACCGATCTGAAACCCCGCGTGGTGCGACCAGACGCGGAGCGCGAAAGGTCCGCGCTCGTAGTCGAGCGGATGGAATTCCGCCAGCGCCGCAGCGCGGCGAGCAAGAAGGCGTTGGCCGACCCGGCGGTGCGCGCGCGGATGAGCGCGGCGAGCAAGAAGGCGTTGGCCGACCCGGCGGTGCGCGCGCGGATGAGCGCGGCGAGCAAGAAGGCGTGGGCCGACCCGGCGGTGCGCGCGCGGATGAGCGCGGCGAGCAAGAAGGCGTGGGCCGACCCGGCGGTGCGCGCGCGGATGAGCGCGGCGGGCAAGAAGGCGTGGGCCGACCCGGCGGTGCGCGGGGGGCTGG